ATCATCGGAGACTACGCGATTACTTCCGAAGTCTAACACAGCCACAGCTTTATTGGAAGCGGAAGAATTATATATCAGCGCACCACGGGCGGTAAACGAAGCACTTGTCCAACTGATATTGTCAAAATCCACAAACGCAACAGTTCCTGATGATGTTGGCGCTATAGTGGTCAGTGCTTTGCCACCAGCAGTATATGCGGTGCCTGACGTATTTGTTATCTCATTGTCTGTAGTGTAAACTGTAGTGTCCGCCCCAAGTGTTGCTGAATCGCTATACAGTGCAATTTTGAAGACATGAGATGTAAAGTCGTGAACAGCCTCAAGCAATTCTTGCTTAAACGAGGTACATGTTGTTTGTGATATAGCCATATTTGTTACCTATTGCTTTGGCAAAATAACTCGTCCAACACGGTAGTCTTGCGTAGTTTCTTTTGCTTCGCCCAGAAGTTTTAGACCCATTAAACTTTCTTGATACCTCTTATCGTACATCGCCATTACGTCTTGTTCACCCTTCATGTAAATATACGCCTCTATCAAAGCGCCATACAGCAAGGTTAATTCAGCATTCTCACTTAACCACGTAGTGCCGTCATCGGCCCCCGCCGTCAAACTCGCAGGTCTATAAAAATAATGCAACTCTATACTTAAATTAGCATTTGGCGTCGGCGCAAGAATGAAGTTATTCTCGTCAAAAACAGAATAATATTTTGGCAATCCCGTCGTTGCTGGATTTGGTGTATAAGATTGAACAAAACTTACATCTTTAAACTCAAGAAATTCATGGTTACTGTCTGAGACATAACTTAGAGAAAAAGGTGCTAAAAAATCGGTTGGTTTCCCAAGATATTTAATGCTGGTTGTCATGTTTCCAGTAGCATTTTTACGAAAAAAATCTAACTGCACCGATTTAAGTATACGCTCTTCCGCGGTGCGTATAAATATTGGAATATACGTGTCTACAAACGTAGTTTCTGAGTTTTCCGTAAAATCCTGAATGGCGGATTTAAGTTGTGCGTATGTAAAACTCATGTCGTTACCACCGTTACTGTCCCCACCAAAGCCGCCGGTGCAAGTAAATTAGCGGGCGATACACCCGGTATATCAGAAAAACCAACCGGTGCAAAACCATGTTGTACCGCACGTTCTTGAGTTAAATTTGGCTCTGGACGTGCATCTTTCAAAGCTTGTGGGTCAACCACTTTGCGAAACGGACCTAACTGAGGGTGTTTTGGCTCATATTCATCAGGACCAACGAGTAAACCGTTCCATTCACGCTTCATCTCACGATAAAGATACCTCTGACCGCTACGATCAGAAATAGCAAAAGCATTTTTTCCTGAAGCATACTTAGCCATTAACCCGTCCTAGTGTACTCATATTTTGGTGCGACGTTAAAAGACGACCGATCACGATCTTCCGTAGCCGCCCGTTCGAACTCTTCTTCGTAAACAGACTTTAGTAACTCTACTCGATTGGGCGCACGTTTAAGCGAAATATAGTACGCCAATCCCGCAGCCAAGCAGGGATAAAACCTAAACGGCATGTCCATAGTATTTGTATAAACATCGGCGTCATCCATTCGAGTTAACGCGTCGTAAATAATCAAATCCGTTGTGTTTTCAGGAGTGGGCCAAATCTTTAGGTTGGGGGTCAACTGCCTATCTAAAAAGAATTGATTAGGACGTCCTTGTGTAGTTTTGGTTGGAATGTTTAGGTATTCATCGCGACTTAAACGTTCAAGAGAATAATCGGTTCCATCTCGCCGAATTATTACAGACAAAACATCTATTATGTCTGTTCCAAGGTCATATTCCCCATCGCCGACAACTAATGTTACACTGCGTTGTTTAATCGTCCACTGATTTAAACCACGGTTGGCCCAATCGGCAAGCAACAAATTCAACGAGCGCCGGGCTGTTTTTAAGTCATAGCCTGTCCGAACCTCCAAACCACAACGTTCAAAAGCTTCTTCGACGTATTCCGCAACGTCTAACTCGAAATCTGTGCTTCCCGATAAAGTCATTTTACTTCTTCTTTACCATTCCGCCTTTGCGCATTTTCTTAACCATGCCCCCGCCACGCATTTTCTTAACCATTCCGCCGCCACGCATTTTCTTAACCATTCCGCCGCCACGCATTTTCTTTGGACGCATCGCCATCTTTTAGTCTCCTATACATCTGGTGTCGCTGTTCGAACAATTCTTGAGCATTGTAGTCGTCTTCATACGGCTTATAATAGCCTCTTTTTGCAAGCTTGTCTGCGCTTTCTTGCAGCTTAGACAGCCGTTGCACAAAAATCATAGCATATTCTTCTTCAACCAGCGCCAAAAAGTCTTCATTAGCGTCCGCAATAAACTCATTTGGCTCATCGTGCGGATGAAAGCCCATTAACCAAACATCCTTATCAATGAACACCCCGTCAGAGATGCATTTATTAAGATTAAACAGGTAATCATGGAAATCCGCAGGATCTTTTTCAAAAGCTAAGTCCACTATTATTGCTAGATCAAAATTATCGTCAAATTGACTAATTGTAGTGTATAAACACTGATAATTTTTCTCATATTTGAACATAAGAGATACCTTGTCCTCTTTCCACGCCTTTTCGGCAAAAGGACAAGCGGGCAAACCCCCAAAATAGTGCGATTTTTGTTCTAAAACCTCTTTAGACCACTGCCAAATCTCTCGAACAATGTTTTGCTCTAGCTTTGGTTCGTAAAATTCTATTCGCATCACACACTCACCGATCCCGACGTATACTTACGGCGATTTGAAAGAACTTTTCCACAACCACGGGCCACTATTTTGCCGTTTTTTTGCTGCGGGGGCTTTCTTTTTGCTTTTTGGTTGACGATTTCGCCGCCGCCTGCGGCGAATTTGACTTCCGCGGCTTTTGTGTTTTTGACGAAGGTTTTGCCTTTTTTGCCTTCGCGCTTTTTCTTTGCGGCGGTGGACTTTCTTTCGGACTGGGTGAGGGATCTGGCTTTGGCTGCGGGGAGACAGCGGTCTGGGTTTTGCTTGTCTTTGGAAGTACCGCACTCACCAGCGATGTTGCCGCTTGAATCAATCCTGACCCAATTTTGATCACGCCATTTTTTAAGCTCGCCGCCCATTTATGACTTCTTTCCTTTAGCTTTTTTAGCATAGTTTGGATCCTTACAGTATTTGGAAGCAGCCATATTTGCATACGCCGAAGGGTATGTGTCAAAGGTTCTTTCCGCCCACGCTTTTCCTGCAGGACATATTTTGCTGCCTTTACTCTTCCTAGAAGCACCTTTGCTTTTTCTCGAATACGACATTATTTAGCAAACCCTATCAGAGCCTCAACTAAAGTATCGCTATTGGTCAAACCCGCCACAACAATACCGCCCACCAAAATCCACTTTGCTTGAAACAAAGTAATTTTGACCTCACGCATATCTGCTTGAAGCTTATCTACACTATGAACCAAATGATCTTGTTGCGTTTGAAACTTCACTAGCTCCAACTCCAAGTCGTGAACACTTTTCTCTGCCATCAACATTTCCATCGCTTACGAGCTTGGCGCAACCTTGAATTAGGATCTTTTGCCGCCTTTGGAAACTTCTTCATCTGTCCCGCAGAACGCGCACAAAATGACTTGCGGCGTTTTGCGTCCTTACTTCCTTTTTTAACTTTACCGGTTACCGCTGTCTGTAACTTTGAACCCGGATTTTTTCGACGATATTCTTTTACTCCTTTTTCGGTCATACCCGCACCAGACCCAGTTTTTCGGTAATTAGCGCCTTTTCCTGTGGTTGTGCGGCGTATGGGTTTTTCCTTTTTTGACATAAGTTAGGTCACTTATAAAAAACCGTTGTACTAGACATATTGGTGAAGGTTACATAAATGTCCGTGCCAAACCGGACACCTTCATCCGGAATATCTAGTTGTCCCGTGGAGTTGGAATGAACGTCAATAGAAAACAAAACGGTGCCGGATGCGCCACCATCTCTAAAGTCTAATTTTCCCGTAGAACCCGACCCGTGGTAGTGTATCGCACACAACCTTGCAGGACCGGCACTAACAGTGCCACTTGCGGTTAAATACGTGCCCTTTACGTCAGAACCAGCCATACTGTTCCCTAACTATAGAATATCGTCATTGCAGTGATATTTGTGGCAGTGCCAACATAAATATCGCTTGTGAACAATAAACCTTCGTCTGGAATGTTAACGGAATGGGAATCAGACGCTAGAAAATCCAGATCCAAAACCGTGCTTCCGCCGTTTCCGTCAGTTAACGTAAGGCGTCCTGCGCCCGCCGCTGTCAAAACCTGTACCTGTCGCAAACGGGCGCGGCCCACTGAGGCCCCGCCTGTTCCCGTCAGACGTTTTGATTTTACGTCTGAATTAGCCATCTACACCCCCTTATGAGTCTGCAAATGGTGTAGCTAGTGTACCAGAACCTAAAAGAGTGCCAGTGACCAGATATTCTGCCGTTGCAATCGCAGTAACTTCTACAACAGAACCCGCAATGCCACCTGTGGTGGTGCCGTTCATAGAAATAACGTCGTTACTTGCGGCAGGAGCAAAACCCCTAGCTTGAGAAGTGGCGGCGGCGGCAAGAACGAGATTGCCAACAAACTTATCGGTGCCATCTGTTTGGATATCCAAGTCAGAAGCAGTGGTGCCTACAAAGAACTTGTAGGTTGCGCCAATGGTGTCGCTGGTGATTGCTGGAAGCGTAACCGCACCGTCTGCATCATTGATTTCAATAATGCGTCCTAC